TAACGTTGATGGACTCATCAATTACAAACGATGTATTCAATGTTTTTTATGAAATCGACAAAGCCACAAATTTAGGGTATGGTGCGTTTAGTATTAAAGATCTTAACGGTACAATGCTGTTAACATCTGGTGAAGCGTACATTACAAAAAAGGCTGACAAGTCATTAGGTAACGGTGTGGGATCTGTAACATGGACTTTCAGGTGTCCACAGGCGATTTACAACCCTGGCAGTAACCTGTAATTACATAAATAGGAGTTTTTGAATGAAAATAGAAACGGTTAAAAGGATCATTGATGGTATTGAATTTAATGTTCAGCAATTCAAATGGTCAAAATCTATTGAGCTTGAAATAGAAGTTATCGAGGTTCTTAGTCCTGCGCTTGATGTACTGAAAAACTTTAAAAACATGGACGACGAAATTGAGTTCAATGAATTGGGAATGGCTATACAAAAAGCTATCACAACATTGCGCGGTAAGGGTGCCTTCGAATTCATATCAAAATTAGTGTGTCAAACGTTTGCAACCATTAATGGAAAAGAGACATTACTTGAAAACGAAAACATAATTAATGAGGTTTTTCACGGCCAAACAATGACAGCAATCAAGCTTGTTATAGAGGTCATGAAAATAAATAAATTTGCTTTTATCGCGGGGTTGGCTGGACGGGATGCGATAACCGGTATCTTTACGCCGGACGACAAAAACAAAAACAAAAAATGAAAATGATAGGGAAAGTGGGTGAATTATCTAGTACATTGGAAGCGCAGCATATGTACTTTCATGTACTTGATACATATCCACAACTGATGCTTGTTGAAGATCAATTGTCTTTTCCTGAGTTACAAAAATATTATGCTGTTTGCTGCATGAAAGAGGCTTATAACATGACTATGTATGAATATAATAACGAGCAGGCAGAAAAAGAAGCGGAAAGAGCAAGGCGTAAATAAATGATAGTAAGCGAATTACTTAATTTGATAGGTTTTGGTGTTGATAAAAATTCAATGAACAAAGCCGAAAAAGATGTAAAAGCTTTTCAATTCAGACTGCTAAAAGTAGGTAAGATTGTCGGCGCTTCAATTCTTGCAATTGGTATTGCTGCTGTGAAAACTGCTGCAGATATGGAAATGCTAGAAGTACAGTTTGAAGTCATGTTAGGCAGTGCAGAAGCCGCCGCCGCACTAATGGAAAAATTAAAAACTTTTGCGGCTGCAACGCCTTTCGCTTTGAAAGATCTTGCACAAGGCACACAAACACTACTTGCGGCAGGTATAGAAGCCGAAAATGTCGTAGGTGTAATGCGAATGTTAGGCGATGCTGCGCAGGGTAACAATGAAAAACTACAAAGTATGGCTCTAGTTTATGGGCGTATACAACAAAAAGGAAAGGCCTCACTAGAAGAAATTAACATGCTTGTTGAAAGACAAGTACCGATTATAAAAACATTAACTAATCAATTAGGATTGGACACTCCCGAAGCATTATTCAAACTTATCAGTGCAGGTAAGGTCACGTCAAAAGACATGACTGCCGCTTTTCAAACAATGACCAGTGAGGGCGGTGTTTTTTTCAAAGGAATGGAAAAACAAGGACAAACTTTTTTAGGGTTACTGTCTACAATGAAAGATAATATTACTTTCGTGTTGGCAGACATTGGAAAAAAGTTACTGCCGACAATGAAGATACTCACTAAACGCGTAACAACATTATTTCAAGGCGTGTTAGGGGAATTGGCAATGCAATTAACCTCAATACTTAATCCAGTTCTTATAAGCGCTATTGATATATTTGAAGGGTTACTCAATGTATTACTACCTATAACAAAAGTACTTATAGATGTACTTGTGCCTGTGTTGGACTTGTTATTCAAAACATTACTTGACATCCTAAAACCAGCTTTACAATTCATTAACGCAATTCTTGCACCAATACTCAATATTATATCAGCTATTACACCTATATTCTTAGAATTTGCTACACTTCTATTAGAAACATTTACAATTGAAATATTAAAAATACTAACAGACATGACAGATATATTCACGGAATTAGGGGTAATAGTCGAATCATTATTGCCAGCATTTATACCTTTATTACAAATGGCTTTAAAATTTTTTGGGATATGGTTAAAAATACGGCTACTGATGCATACAGTATTGATTAGAATCATGCTAAAAGCAATTAAATTGATACTCGGTTTATTATCACCACTCATACAAAAAATTGCAGGCGAATTACCAGCAGCAGTATTGGTGTTGGCAAAAGCATTTAAATTCCTTGAAATACTTGCGGGGAAAACGTTTGCCGCCATAAAAGAAGGATTAAGTGATGCTTTTGCATCCGGAAGCGTAAAAGCAAAAGAGATTTTTCAGAATGCTTTTCAAGGTGCGAAAGAGTTTTTTTCAAATGTAATTGATGTCATTAACGTTGTCATTACTGCTATTGTAGATAGATTAATGATCATAAAGCAGACCATTAGAGATTTTTTGGTTGGAATATTTGGAGAAGCGTTCATCAAAAAAGTAAGTGATGCTTTCCGGTCTATTACTGACTTTCTGGCAAATGTAGTTGAAAGTATATTTGCCAGAATATTCAAACAAATTAACAACGTGCTTGTAGCCATTAATAAGGCCATTAAATTTATTAACGATTTGCCGTTTGTCAAAGAATCTTTCAAAGAACTTGAATTATTGGAAGCGTCCGGAATATTTGACAAACTAAAAGGTGATGATGAGAAAACAAATCAAATACTTGCCGAATTATCGGGATTGACTACACCAGGTGCAGGCGACACAAAAATTACAAACCTTAATCTTAACAATGATATTAATATTACAAACCATAATAAGAATACTACTACAAACAAGATAAGTCAAAAATCACTTGCCGATACAACAAAAAACATATTTAGTATTGAGCTAAAACGTTTGTTAGTGGATGCGGGGGCGTAAATGGCAATATTAAATAGTACTTTGTTTTTCAAATCGAATCGCAGTTATGGCGTAGGCGCAATTGTATTTGATTTGATATTAGAAGAAACACACAGCCTTGTAAATAGTGTAACAGAGTTCAAAATAGAAGACGGTTCAACTATCACGGATCATATTCAAAACGAAAACCGCACTGGTACGACAAAAGGTTTAATAACCAATTTCAGTTTGACGCGTGGCATACTCACACAAAATACCGCACAGACGGCATTTAATCAAATTGTACAGTTGTGGAAAGATCGGGAATTAGTAGACATTGTAACCGTCCTGGACGTGTACCGTAATGTATTAATCGATAATATAACAATGAAGCGTGATAACGGAGACGGAGAAAGCTTAACTGCCGACTTTGCTTTCACAACCGCAAAGATTGTGAAACTACAACAATTAACTATCGAAGCATCTGTCAATCTGACAGATATGGGAAATGATTTGAATCGTCAAAGTGCGCTCCTGCTTAATGCAGGAAAGACAGCGGGACAATAAAATGAGTGTGGCAATACCACTTTTCAAAGAATCGAGTGCTGACTTTCAGCAAAATATAGACCTGAATAATGTCAATTACACCATCCGACTTACGTACAATGTGCGTGTCGGTTATTGGTTCATGACATTATCAACAGAAAACTATACAATAACGGATGTAAAATGTACTCTTGAATTTCCGATTCTTTGGCAACATTATGCTCTTATGCCTGAATTATCCGGGGATTTTTTTATTAATCAAGTCGAAGATCTACAAAACCGACCCGATCTGACATATGATAATTTTGGCTCGGTATTCAAATTATTCTATTACACGCCGGAAGAAGTACTTGAATGGAGGTCTGCGAATGGCCTTTAAGCGCGTAGTAACACTCGAAGTTATCAACAACAATACAACTCTTACTCAAATATCAAATCTTGATATAGAATTCGATATTGAGCGGTCTATCACATTAACAGATAATACAGCCGAGTTTGTTATTCATAATGCAAAAACTGAGACTCGAAACAATATATTGAAGGCCGGTAATAATATAATTTTTAAGGCTGGTTATGAGGATGAAAAAAACATAGCTTCTATTTTTTTTGGTACAATCGATACAGCAATATCAGTCAAAGACGGAGTTAACTGGATTACAACTATAAGCGCAAAAGACGCAGGAAACAACAAACAACCTCTTACACACCAGACATTAGCATACAGTTACATACCCGGTAGCCCTGTAAGCCAGGTAATAAGCGACTTAAAAACTTTTTTGAACATACCTGTGTTTGGCCTTGAAAATATAGCAAGCCTAAAACTAAATAATGGGCTCAATTATTCTGGTGCGCTGGGGGGATTGCTTCGACAACTACAACAAATATTGAATAATTCAGGTATTGGTCTATTTTTCGATAGTTCCCAAATGGTTATTTTTAACAACGCCGGCAGGGATTCTAAATTTGGAGTTGTGAACTTAACTCAAAATTCAGGACTAATTGGAAACGTTGAAGATGTGACTGATACAACGAAAGACAGCAAGAAAAGAATAAAATTTAAATCGCTTATGAATCCGAAATTTCAACCACTTGGACTTGTTAACATCACAGGTCAAACAATAACAGGCTTATTTATAATTGAGAAATTAGTTTTTTCAGGTGATAATTTTGGTGGTGATTTTTCTGTAAGTGGTGAAGGGGTAGAGTAATGCTTGAGAATATAGTTGATGTAATGGATCAATTTTTGTTTAGTCGTCTGCTTAATGTTCATACATGTTTGCCTGGTGAAATTCAAGAATATTATGGCCATAAAGAGCGAAAAGCAAAAGTCAAACCCTTGGTCAAAATGAAAACAATCAAAAATGAAAATGTAGAAATTCAACCCATTGACGGTGTACCTGTAATATTCCCAGGCTCCACAAAAACACATAATACACTATACCCGCTTAAAAAGGGCGATGGTGTACTATTGTTATTTGCAGAAAATCCAATCGGCAATTATTTAAGCGGAAATTCAGAAGTGGACAGTGATGATTTAACTCGTTTTGCTCTTACTGATTGTATTGCTGTTCCGGGATTGTGGAGTTTTTCAAACATACCACAACCAGTACCGGAGAACGATAATGATTATTTTTTTACATTTCAAAATGCCGCGATTACGATAAAAGATAACACCAATGATATTGAAATCAAAAATAATAATACAACAATTACAATGTCAACAGCGGGAAGCGTCACACTTGAAACCACTACCGGAAAAATAGAAGTTGATACAGTTGGTAATATTACAATGAACAATGGTACAGAGCCATTTGTGTTGGGTACTACTTTCGACACCTGGATTACAGCAGCACTATTAACTGTATTCAACGCACACACACACGCAAGTCCGGCGGGGGGTAATACAGGACCACCAAACGCGCCACTTACGCCGCCGATTGCGTATCTAAGCAATAGAATAAAAGGAAGTATATAGAATGGCTTATAATTTCTATCAAGATCTTGTTACGAAAGATCTTGTAATTGAAAATAATAATTTCAAATTAACAGCGGGCAACACCGAATTCATAAGTCAAAAAATTGAGAATGAATTTCTTTTTTTCCTTGGTGAATATTGGTTAGATGTCTCGCAAGGTATCCCGTATCGATCAATAGAAAACAAAGACAGAGATAACCCAACAAAAAACATAGTAGGGATAAAAAATCCTGATATTAACTATATCAATAGTGTGTTTGTTTTGGCACTATCCGGTATAGAAGGTATTGATCAAATCATAGACTTAACCAGCAATTACAACAACATAAATAGAAAATTATTGATTAACTACACTGTAAGAATTACAACAGGTGAGATTATAGTCAATCAAGTGGGAGTATAACAAATGGGTACATATATTGACGCAACAGGATTTCACAAAAAAACACTCTCAACACTATTGTCTGAAATGCAAACGGATTTTAAAACCGAATTTGGTAATGACTTGGATCTTGCACCATCCGGAACAGCTGGACAATTAATTAGTATTATGACAAAAGATTTTGCTGATTTGTGGGATGGTGCAGAAGAAATTTACACTGCAAGAGACCCGGACGAGGCGACCGGTACGAGCTTAGATAATATCATTGTAGAAAACGGCATTAAAAGACTTGAAGCGACAAAAACAACTGTACTTGATGTAATGCTTACAGGTGATCAGGGCGTGATTATTGCAGCCGGGAAACGTGCAAAAAATCCTAATCAGACAATCGAATATATATTAGATAGTGCTGTAACTATTGATCAAACGGTTGCAAGAGAGGGTTACATTAGTGTGGGTACGCTTACAACGGGGGTAACTTACACAGTTACTATTGACGCTACACCTTACGCATATGTAGCACTAATTACCGACGACGAAGAAGCCGTATTAACAGAAATCAAAACCCTTATCGATGCAGGCGCGTGGGGCGGTACTGTTACAGTAACAGGTAATTCAATGAAAACTGAAAACACTACACCTTTTGATTTTGATGTTACAAATTTGGATATAGATGGAATTTCCAATCCTGGTAATTTCACAGCCGATACTGCAGGAGCCTACACGCTTGCTGCAAATTCACTAACAGAAATTGTAACGCCTGTTACAAATTGGGATAGCATCAACAATGCTGGTGCAGGACTTACCGGTAGAAATGTAGAAACCGACAGCGAGGTAAGAATTCGCCGGTGGGTGAGTATTTTGAACGGATTGGCAACTGATCAATCCATTGCTGAAAGTATATTTAACAGTGTTTCAGGCGTTACAGTTGTATCGGTAACCAGTAACAGATCCGATGTTGTTGACATTGATGGTAGGGACCCTCACAGCTTCGAAACTATTGTTGTGGGCGGAGACGATACCGCAATCGCCGAAGAAGTTCTTCGAACACAACCGGCCGGAATTCAAAGTTACGGCAACACAACTGAAATTATCAATGATTCACAGGGCGTTCCACAAACAATTAATTTTTCAAGACCCGTTAATCAATATATACACGTACGTGTTAGCAGAAGTCTATATA